CGATTTTACAATAAAATAAGAGTTTATATCATAGTTTAATAACTTTGATAATTCACTCTTTCATCTTCATTTTCCATCGATTCTATCTATCTCCTTTTGCAACATTTTCGCAGCATCAAGTGAATCTACTATTTTCCACAAATTCGGGTCAGGGAAGTTTGGATCGTGAACTCCAATCTCACATCCTAAAATCTTAGCTTGAATAGCAGTTCTCCCTGTTGCGTAAATCTTCTTATATTTTGCCATTTCTCGAAGTAGACGATATTGTGGCATCCCACTTAGTATATCACATTCTTTAGGAACTGGAGCGTGGTAGTGTTTACTAATCTTTACCATGCGGCCAGCAAAGGCCATCTCTTTAGTTTTCTCTTTTACTCGGTATTTCTTTACTACATGAACCGGTACACTGAGTGGTAAATAGATGAATTTCTCAGGGTCTACCATCAGTTGTAGATTAGCTACGGTCTTTTCTAAACTACACACCAGTATACAATCTTTATAGTTACGGAGGTAATCATAATAGTTAGGATTGCGGTTATTGTGAATAAAGACAATGGCATGATCTGGGTGTTCAGTCATATCGTTGAGCCTAATTGTAACCCAATTCCGGTCTGTTTTTACACTGGGAATAAAATACCTCACAATCTCCTGACTATAATAGTAAGCTCCGTTCCAGCGATTATCACCTAGAGTTTTCCATTTAGCCTTATAGAGTGGGTGGTTGTGGTCGATTATCATTTATTATTCTCCGGCACATCCTCAGGCAATTCCCATATGAAGATTAAATGCATTAATTTTAATATCTGATAATCAATAGCTTCTCGTTGTTTTTGATTAACAATAACACTATCTAATATGATGGATAATTCTTTGTAAAAATCATTTAATTGTTTTGGGCTTGGTTCATTCATATAATTCCTTCCTGTTTTAAATATCTTAATGCTGGTTCTTCAATTTTAATCCGGTCTATTACTACTCCTGCCAGTTTGATTTCATAATAATAGCCATCGAGAGAACGACTGATTCGCCAGAGTTTTTGAGATGCTGGATATTCACTCATTCTCCTCCTCAAAAAGTTCTATGCTTGCTCTTTCGAATGCCTCCTTCCAGCTGCACCCACTTTCTTTCTGGATTTTGCAAGCTAGCTTATCTTCTTTTAGTTTATCTTTTAAGCTATTCTCCATCTTTACCTCCTAATAACTCTGGATTTTCGTGAATGTTACCGATAACTACCATATTAGTTTTTGCGCCGGGCTTGAATTGGCAATCTTTGGGTGTTCGTAGTTTTATCGTATATCTAAAGGCAGCTCGTGCTGGCTCAAAATGTATGACTGCTTTTTGAGCATTTTCAATTCTGATGTTTTCAGTTGTTACCGATTTCATAGGAACATAGCCAAATAACAGGGCGACTATATCCCCCTCATAGATCTCTTTACCATTTTTATCGGTCAAACCAGTTGAGCGTTCCCAGATAAGCTTACGGCCGTGCTCGAATTGCCTATACACCCAGTCCATGCTCTGCATTGCGGTTACTTCGCCACCACGGATGTCAAACCCATAATATGGTAAGACATCGTCTTCGCCATCACATAGCCACTGGCTCTTTTCTTCATCCCATATACGCATATTCCAAGGCGATGGACTGTTTAAGTCTTTCGGGTTACTCATTCTTCACCTTTCCACGTTTACTAATCATTCCACCTTTTCTACCGGCAATCCTGGCTAACTCTGGATTCGCTGCAAAACCACCGGTGTGACCGTTCTGGCCACCAATCTTACCGATATTACGATAAAAGTCTTTACCATGCAATTTAAGATTAGTAGCCGCTGCTTTAATTCCTCCTGCTTTTGTTCCTACCACTATTTCTTCTCCTTCTTAGCTGGTTTTAAAGTCTTTTCGATTTTCTTCACTCTTTTTATCATATCCTCTAACATTGCACTATTGATATCAATGTCAGTTTCGAGATCGCAGATTCGTTCTAACATTTCTTTTTTACTAATAAACATATTTTATCCTTTCTGTTCTTTAATAAAATCAATTATTTGTTTGCACCATGCTTTATGCACTTCACTAGTAGTGCTATCATTAGCAATTGTTGCCAATTTAGACAACATTTCGTGTTTTCGTTTGATAAATTCATCATGGTATTCTCCCCAAGCTTTTTCATATTCATCCATTATTTCAACCCCAACATTTCTTTACCCATGTCGAGCGCACCTCTGGCCTCTTTATTGAAAGCATTGAGCCCCTCCATCGCCTTTTTCTGGGCTTCTTCTAGTTTCTTTAATTCTTCTGGTGTCATTGTTGTTCCTTTCTTTTATTTATCTCTATTATACACCCTTATGTTTATATTGTCAACATTATTTATTACAAAGTTTTCCACAGGTTTTCCACAGGATGTCGTGTGCTATAATTAAAGTATAAGAAAGGACTAAATATGGCAAAGACAACTAAAAAGAAAACTAAGAAGAAACAAGCTCAGTTTTCAAAGAATTTTTATATGTATCTCGCTCTTGGTCTTGCTGCTCTTTTATTAGCGGCATTCGGTATTGGAATTAAAATTTCTCATAATAGTGACACCAAAGAAACAACTATTGTATTAGGTGAAGAACAAGTCGAACCCACGATTGACGGTGACCTAGGTGAATACACTGAAGAAATCCCCACTATCGATTCGATAGATGGTGGCGGTCTTTTTAAAGACAATTTAGATCTAGAAAATGCTGACTCATCTCTGTATTATGAAAAAGGAGCTATTGAAGATGTAGACACTTCATCTCCAGAAGCGTTTAGAAATTCTACTTTAGGACGTTGCATTGTGGCCGATAATTATTACGGTGCACAATGCGTTTCTCTAGCCCGGGCTTTCTGGTGGAGTTATGCTGGATTTGACGTATCAACCTGTGGCACCGGCCTCGCTAAAGGCATGATGAACTGTTCTGAAGATAATGCTAGAGATAAGTTTAAAGTAATCTGGAACGTGGATGAAGTGCAAGCCGGCACCTGGATTGTTTTAAATGGTGCCACGACTGGCCATATTTGCATGGCACTAGGGAAGGTCAATAATGGGTATGTAACCTGTCTTGGTGAGAACCAGGGTGGTAAACCATGTGATTATGGTGTTGGCGGTTCTGGTACTAATATCATTAATATAACAACCAAAGACTTTATCGGGGGTTACACACCGCTAGAATATATTGAAGTACCAAAAGTGGAACCTCTACCAGATGCACCGGATACCGGGAGGATTTAATCTGTGGTTTATTATGGCTATGTGTTAATACCACACGAAACGTATTTAGCATGGAAAAATGCCACTCTAAATAATGGCTACGATTTTGACTATTCCTACGGTTGTCAGTGTTATGATCTGGCTGTAGAATTTTATTGGAATGTAGGTTTTCCACAGGGCTATCCGGTTAGTGGTGTGCCTGGTCAAGGTAATACGGGTAATGCGTATGACATATGGACATACCGGCAATATAACGTAGCCTATAACGGCACCACCTATTTCGACCTTGTTTATAATCTAAATGATGTGAAACAAGGTGACATGATGATCTATAATGCTTCTTCTGTAAACCCTTTTGGCCACGTGGGTTTTGCTGACCAGGATTATGCCACGTGGACACCTGACCCTTTACAACCCTATGAATTTCCTATTTTAAGTCAAAATAATGGTGGTACACCAACTGCTGGTGGTGGTACTACTGTCAACATACATGGGTATGACACACGCCTATTTTTAGGAGCTTTTCGTTATAGAGAATGGACTCACCCATCCCCTACTCCCACTACTCAAAGAAAACCTAAACCCCACCATTTTCCCTGGGTTTTATACGCTCGTAAATTCCGTTCTGGACGTAGATAACAAGAAAGGAGGAATTATGCCTTGCGGAGGTAAGAAACTTAAAAGAAAAAAGAAATAATGGTATAATAGAATTATGGATGACAATAGAATTTTAGAACTAACCGGTAAGATCGAAGAAACTCTTGGCAAAGAAAACAGTGCCATGATTTCTGATACGCTGGGTGAAATTATCACCGGTAATACAGAAAACATGAAAGCGATAGCGGCACGTGATGAAGAAATTAAGAAATTGCAAGATAGAAATGAGAAACTGGTTAGTGCCAATGGTGCTTTATTACAGAAAGTGCCGATGGGATTTGAGAAACCGGCTCAGAAGGAAGAAAAAGAAGAACCGGCACCAAAAATCTCACTAAAAGATGCGTTCGATAAGAACGGCAATTTTATTCATTAAACTAATAAGAAAGGACTAACAATGTATCCATCAACTGGTCTACAGACTGCATTGAATTCGATGCGTGAAATGTCTGTGAAGGACGGTAGCATTTACCATCAATATATTCCAGTGGTTACAGAGACTTCTAGTATTGGTGACTTTGGTACGCCAATTCTCGACCCTGCTAACACCGCTGTATTAACCGATTTTGTAGGTTTACTCAAGAAAGTTATTTACACCGCTGTTTGGAATAAAACCTTCAACTCACCACTAGCACAGCTCGAAGGTGAAAGAATGCCACTCGGCCAATTTATTGAAGATGCCTATATCAATCCAATCAAACCACGTGGTTTCGATATCAATGATTTCGCTGGCTTACTACAGAAGTATTCTGCAGAGGTCGCAACACAGTATCTATCTGTAAACAGTGATCTTCAATACTGTGTAACAATTACTCGTGAGAAGCTCCGCAATGCCTTCACATCATGGGCTAACCTTGAAGAGTTTATCACCGGTATGACTAATGCTCTTTATAACGGTGCATATATCACCCGCTACAATCAGACTAAGGGTTTGCCACTAGCGGCGTTTAAGGCTGGTGCTATTAAATACGAAGTTATTTCTAACCCAACCACTGAGGCAACTGCTAAGAATTTGATTCGCAAAATGCGCGCTGATTATAGCAAAATGCAGATTCCCTCCACTGCTTACAATGCTTGGCAAGATGTTAAGGGTGAAGGTGCATTCGCTCTTAAGACTTGGACTGATCCACAGGATATCGTGGTTCTTATCTCTGCTGATGTTGAAGCTCTCGTTGACGTAGAAGTCTTGGCTGCTGCATTCAACATGAGCAAAGCTGACTTCTTAGGCCGTGTGATTGTGGTTGATGACTTCTCACAATATGCTGATGATGGCCAGGTCGCTGTTGACGGTAGCATGATTAAGGCTATGATTTGTGACCGGTCATGGTTCCGCATCAAGACTCAGGATTTCGACATGGAAGATTTCCGCAACCCGAACAACCGCACCTACCAACTTTATCTCAACGATACTCGTATGGTCAACTACTCATTGTTCGCCAATGCGAAGGTCTACACCACTGCTGAACCAACCCCATCTGGTTCTGATAGCGAATAGTAACATTAAAAAAAGTTATCCACAGGGTTATCCACGCCCTGTGGAAAACTTATAATGAAAGGAGAATAAATGGCTGTTGTAACACCTCAATCAGACGTGTATTTGTTAAAAGTACCGCTTGAAATCGATGACATGAACCAGCTGACATTCGCCAATGCTACTGCTCAGTATAATTATTTCAATAGTTTACCCAAACTATCTGTAAATAATTTTACCTATCAGAGAAAAGACGGTACCATTCGTTATGGTGCTAATTTTGATTCATTACTTAATTATAATTATGTAATGTACCGGAACGATGCATATTCTAATAAATGGTTCTATGCTTTTATTACAGGAATGGAATACTTGAATGACAATGTAACGGCCATCTCGATTAAAACCGATGTATGGCAAACGTATCAGTTTGAGCTAACCTTTAAACCGGTGCTTATAGATCGTGAACACACTAATAATGATACGATAGGTGCTAATACGCTTCCAGAAGGTTTAGAACTTGGTGAAATGGTTTGTAACGGTGACGTAACTAATTTCGGTGTAAACATTACAGGAGTTGGCGACTGGGTTATCGTGATTGATGTTTCAATGATTGAAAACCCCGGTGACAATCAAACACTAGGTTACACTGGAGACCCTACAGGCCAATACGTAAATAGTACACCTTCCGGGTTATATCACCTTATCTTAGGTGTGAACCAAAGTGTTGTAGTTAGTGCAAGAAGTGTAATTAATTTATATGACCAAGCTGGATTAAGTGAAGCCATACAAAATGTGTATATTTTACCTAGAGATTTAATTGGGAACGTTACAGCTATTACTCTTAGTACACAAGGTTCTGCACCGCAACCATATCAATCTGTAGGTGTGCATATGCCAAATAATAGCACAGGTGTTACTTCTCTTGGCACTTACAGTTATGCCAGAGCCACTAGTATACGAGGGTTCGTACCAAAGAACAATAAGCTATTCTGTTACCCGTACAATTATTTAAATGTAAGCAATAATGCTGGTACAGTATCAACCTACCATTATGAAGATTTTAGTAGCACGGTGTCATTCAAAGTAGAAGGTGTAATGTGTCCATCTGGGTCAACTAAAGCTGTACCTCAAAACTATAAGTTTATTGATTCAACTGAGAATGCCTATGATTATAGTATTAGCGGTGCAAAATACCCTATCTGTGCATGGACTACTGATGCTTATACTAACTGGCTTACCCAAAACTCTATTAATATGGAATGGGGTATGAATAAAGCTATAGTCGAAGGTGGCCGAAATGCCATAGGTGGTGAATTAGCCTTAGCCGCCGCTGGTGTTGCCAGTGCTGGTTTAATTGGTGTTGCTGGCTTGGGTTTGCTCGGTGCAAGCATAATTGGAACCGCTCTTGAACAACACAGGGCAAAAAGTGCAGCTAACCTCACAGCTGACCAGGCAAGGGGCAATCTCAACGCCGGTGATATTGTATGGTCTAAATGGAAATCGCAATACACGTTTATCCCTATGAGTATCAAACCAGAGGTAGCACGTTGCATTGACGAATTTTTCAGTCAATATGGTTACAAATGTAACAGAGTGAAGGTTCCTAATATAACAGGTCGAAGGAACTGGAACTATGTGAAGACTGTTGGTTGTTATATCGAAGCTGATATACCACAAGAGGATTTACAAGAAATAAAATCAATGTTTGATAAGGGTATCACTCTCTGGCATAATCCTGCCACTTTTGCAGATTATAGCCAGGCGAATGATATAGTTTAAATATGGCAATAAGAAGAAAAGTTAAAAGGAAAGCAATTAATAGCCATTTCGAAGATGCTATGTTATTAAATGACCGGACTTATATCGACTATCTCGAACGTATGAAGAAGATTTGTCTATCGATGTTCGAGTGGGTTAATATGCCGGATTCAATGAACCCACGGTATCTCGAAATGTGTCTGTATTACAAAGGACAAGCTGCCCTGTTATATGACAATGACTATGGTTATATCAATACCCAGGCGGCTGACTCTGGTTACATTAATATCTATGGATTGCCTACTCAGATTAATTGTTATTCATATTCTTATAATTCCACTAGAGAGTTATATGTGCCGGATTCGTCAGGTACAAAAGATGAGGAATGTATATTAGTAATGAATACGTACGAAAGAATACCCACCGCTGCTACGATCGAACTATTTGCAAAGAGACTAGCAGAAGCACAACGTACGGCTGACATTAATATCAATGCTCAACGCACTCCAATTATGATTCTCACCGATAGGAATCAGAAATTATCCATGAAGAATATGTATGCTGAGTACGAAGGCAATACGCCGGTGATATTTGGTGATAGAAACCAATTGAACCTAGATAGTATTAAAGTAATCAAAACTGATGCACCTTTCGTGGCCAAAGATTTAATGGAGTATAAAGTACAAATTTGGAACGAATTTTTGACTACCATGGGCGTATCTAACCTCTCTGAGAAGCGTGAACGTTTAGTAACTAGCGAAGTAGATAGTAATAATGAGTTGGTGAATTTGAATTTGCAAAGTTTCTTAGCACCACGAAAACAAGCTTGCAAAGAATTTAATGATAAGTATGGGTTGATGGGTGAAAAGGCCATTGATGTAAAAGTCAGAAGCGATCTATACAACATTATTAAACAAGCCGAAAGTATTACCGATGAATACCGTGATTTAATCAGAGATGAAAAAACACTAGAAGGAGGCGATGATGGCGAGATATACGATTGAACTTAGAAACGTGATGATGATTTTTGGTGAAGCCACTGTCAAATCCTGGTTTATGGATTATGACCTCAGTGATTATCTTACCGATGATGAAATAGCAGTAATTACTGAACGTGGCACCTGGAGTAAAGAGAAACTAGCGCAGGCGATAATTGACCACTATTACATGTGTGAGATTGGTTACGAAACACCGGCATTATTCCGGCACCAGGCAAAGGTGTTTATGCGTGAATTAATGGAAGAAAAAGCACCATTGATTTATTCGGCGGCAATTGAGTATGACCCACTAGTTAATGTTGACTACACCGAAACTTATACCGGAAATACTACTGGTGGAAGTAATAGTTCCTCCACAAGCACTGGTTCTGGACTTACGGTGAATTCTGATACTCCACAAGGCCAAATTAGCAAAGCGAATATCTTAGCCGGTAATTATGCAAGTTCTACCGGTGCTAATGAAAGTAGTAACAGTGTAACAGACCAAACCTCTAATACCGGTTCTCAGACTTATAGTAAACGAATGAGGGGTAACTCTGGTGTAAGTGC